AGGGGTTGCTGGCTGACTTGCTGCTTCTTGGAAGATAAACCACTCAAAATAAGTGCCGCCAAAGCTGGTTGTGCTTCCATACAAGCCAGAAGATTCTGCACCAGGAGTTGCAACTAGAGCGCCAGTGCCGCTGTTTCCGTAAAGTCCACCAGTAGCCATATTGCCGCCTTATTTGAAAGAGGCTGGTTCAAAAATCCAGCCTTTACGTGGGTTTGCGAATTTTTCTTGGCCTTTGTATTTGTACTTGTACCCATACACGCCATAGTGAATGTTCTGCAAAGATGTGCCATGAGCATCAGCAGCGCTTTTTAAGCTATCAAATCTTCCAAGTGGCGTTACATACCAGCCTTTAAAGCTGGAGTGGTTAATGCCAAATTTCCCAAGTTGATTTTTTGCAGAGTGCTGTCTCATTTTCGCACGAACATCATCTCGTTTTGATACGTTTGTATCTCCGGCTGATGCTCCTTGCAATCCTTCTTCCAGAACCATATTTGCCCATTGTTCAGACTTAACAACATCGTTGTCTTGACAAAACTTTGTGGCAAAATTTTTCAATCGCTCTTTGTCTTGCCAAATTCCCAACAATTCTGTTGTGTAGTCATTGCCATGAATTTTAAGGTGTCTGCGCCAATGAATCCCGCTTCCTTTGTAAGTGTGGATTCGTGAAAGGCACGTTGTTTTCCCAAAGTATTTAAACCCTGTTTTGTTATGCGTCTTGACGTACAAAGCAGTTGCTTTAAACATACTCTAGATCACTTAAAAGCATAGCGATACGTGCGAGGCTGATACTCACTTGTCAGATGTTGATCGCCACCACGCCACTTGCCTTTGTAGTTTTGATCTTCAATCAAGCCGTAAGAATCATCAAAACGGACTTGCCATTTTTGAGCTTCTTCCACGTTTTTGTTCTTGTCGTAGTAGCACTGCAATGTGCCATACAAGTAGCCTTCAGGGAAAGATGCCAACACGCCATTGTTCTGAACAATAGGGATCAGTTCATCTTCCGTTGGGCTAAACAAGAATGGGAATGTGCGTTGGTAATACGCTTTGATTGTCACGTTGTCACCGGGGTTTGGCGTAAACACATAGTTAGGACCGACTTCAGAGAAAGAAGCCCGGATAACCCGTGGAACACCAAAAGGACGGATATACAACTGGTCAATCATCCTGCGGCGAATGATTTCACGGTCACCAACCCTGTCATACACAATCCAAGGGCCTAAAGACGATGCTCCTGGCGGTTGGTTGGATGGAGGGCTTTCTTGGAAGAACAAGATAGGGAACACCATATCTGATGGGATAGGCGCCATACCTTGAGCGTTGGTTGTCAAGATTGTTGGGTCTACAGGATCGTAGGGATTGGTTCTCAGGGCAGGAAGCTCAAGTGTTCGCATCTTGAGTTCGCACATTTGAATGCAAGACCGGATCTCAACAGAAGATTGTGTTGGGATCTTGATGATGGCAGTAGGCAGTGTTGCCAACTCCCAAACACCATCAGGGTCGTCCACTGTAATTGTCGTAGAAGACACAGCGGTAACCAAAGTAAAGGGGCCTACAACTGACGAGCCAATGAAGTCACCAACCATAACAAACGCTGTTGCATTTGATGCGGTGGTGATAACGCCAGTTGAAGAATTAAACGCTGTTGCGTTAATGCCAATGCTATTTGCGATTGCCCCCACCCATTGAGCCACTCGACTTACTAGGGAATTGGCTGATTGGATGAATAGAGCAGACATTAGGCATCCTTACTTGGTCGGTATTGCTGGATTATACGGAATAGGGATCTTTCCGCTAGGGTGGCAGACGAAATCAGAATAGTATTCGTTGACGATTGCATAGAACAGGATCTTGTCCTTTTTATCTTGCTTGATCAACTCCCAGGGGCGGTTGTTAAACCACTTTGAACTGATTTCGTGAGCAAAGCATTTAGGCAGTTGCATCATGTGAGCAGTGCCAGCAAAGAAAGGGTTTTCAGTGCCGTGAACCTTGTAAAACTCACGCTGCTGTTTACAGAACTCTTTGACACCCTCTACGTTTTTTTGTTCGTATTGGACATATCGATTGCCGTCAATTGCACCGACTTTATAGTCAATGTTGTCTGTTTTAAATGTTTGCGACCAAGTACCAGACTTGACCTCATTAAACAGCTTGTCGTTATGACGGAATACACCGTCAATACCAGCCTCAAGAATACCCTTTGAATAGTATTCTTCGTTGATTTTTACTTCGTCATCGGTCATTGCTTTCTCCATGCTTTACCAAAGGAACCCCTTGCGGAGTCCCTTCAGAAAAGCCCCGGAGGGCTTTAATTAGGCCAAGTAACGCTGGACTTGTGTGGAAGGACGGGGAGCCGTCACAGCCGCACCAGTTGGGCTGATGTTAGCCAACACAGCAACACCTGCTGGGTTACGAACAATCAGTGTACCTTCCATGATGTACTGATCCAAGGAAGCGTCAGCAGAACTGAACACTTCGTTGTTTGGACCCAGTTCACGCAAGCTACCCCACTGGATAACGTCAGGGTTCAGGAACAGGGCAGAAGTGTTATCTGCGCCAGTTTGGTCCATAACCCAAGAGTCATCGATCTGGTAGGTGTAGTTGAAGTCACCTTCGTAAGTACCAATCGTGTCGCCCTTGTCAGCAGGGTTAAAACGGTTGATCGAACGGCTGGTAGGCATCATGTCCGAGATGTGTGTACGCATGGAAGTGGGCACAACCATGTTAGTGATCTTGGCATTGAAGCGCTGTTCAGCAGTGGTAACCAATTGCTTGTACAGGAAAGGGCTGAACTGTTGCAGGGTAACACCAGTGGAGAAGGTGAAGTAACCCAAGCCAGCGTTGCTCAACAAGCCGTTGAAAGGCTGGTTAGTAGCAGTGGCAGAAGTCACATCGTTACCATCGCTGGTAGCCAAGTTCAGAACGGAAGTGCCGTCTGTTTCGTTGCCGGAACGAGTACCAGCGAACGAATACAACGAGCCAAAACGGCGACCGTTGTTTGGCGATGCACCTTGAGTGGCAGCTTGGCCGCTGTACTTGATGGAAGCGCCGTCAGCACGAACCATTTGCAGTTCAACGTCAAACATGATCTCAGTCAATTGCTTGACTTCTTGGTAGGCTTGTGGATCGCCACCAGCTTGTTCAACAGCACGGGCAGTACCTGTAGCACCAATCACAGTCGTAAAGATCTGTGTGTAGTTACCGCAGTTAGCACGGGTGTTGCTGTCAGCAGAAGAGGCCGAAACAGCAGCGCCTTCCAGCTTGGCGTTCAGAGCGGGAGTACGGTAGTAATCCACGGGCCAGATGTGCAGAGTCGAGTTGACTTTGCGCTTCTTGCTCATTGCCATGTTGGTCAGGGGGGTACGGTCTTTAACATAGTTAGAGACAGTCATATCGAGGTCTTTGACCACGATGTCGGTGGTATACGAGCCGTTGCCGTTACCGAGGTTTGCAGAGGTGATGGTAGCCATTTGAAACTCCTGTTTAACGCTTGCGTTTATTTGCTGCAAGCATGGTTGCTAAAAGATCGCGTGCTGCACTCTTATCGCCGGACTTAGCTTGCTTTTGAAGTTTTTCCATCTCATTATCTGGAGCGGTTTTGGCCTTTGCAACTGGACGACTAGCAGCAGCTAGAGATCCACCAGCATTTTTGACCTTTGGACCTTCACGGAACTTCATACCGTCCCGAACAAGACCCAGCAGATATTCATCACTGGAAACCAAATCAATGTTTGGCACACCAGGAACAAACGAACTGCTTGCACCTTTCCAGTCCTTACTGAGCTTCTCACGAATTTCAGTAAAGACAGCCTTGTTGCTCAACTCTTTATCAGTAAACGACTGCCTAGCTTTTTCCAAGGATTCTTGGACCATTGCAGTGCGGTGCTGATAGAACTGTTCAACTTTAGGCCGATTCGAACGAATGAACTGCGACTTTTCTTCAATCAACTGAGCGTTTTGACGCATTGCTGCTTCAGCACGGCTCCGTTCAGCGGGATCAGTCGTGTTTTGATAGATTTGCTCCCATCGCTGGTTATATTCTTGGATCGTAACCAGTTCATCAGCAACAGTTTGCAACTGAGGAACGATTGTCAACTCCAAGCCTATTTGCAAACCATCAAGTTCACTCTTACGCTTCGATTCATATTCTTCAAAATCTGCTTTTTCAGCTTTAAGCTTACGAGCATTTTCATGGATAGCACTACCTTGACCCAGAATAGAAGCTGCCTTCTCTGCTGTCAATTCAATAAAGCCGCCTTCTGCGTCCTTATTAGGAATCTTCAACATTACGTCAGGATTCTCTTTCGCAAATTCAAGGAAATCGACTGCTTCGTTTACTCCAGAGGAGGACTCGGCTTCAACTTCTGACTCTGCGGCATCCGACTCAACTGAACTGCCATCTTCAGGTTCGACCCCTTCAACAGGAGCCGCCTCCGGGGATTCAGCTTTCGCTTCTTCTTGTCCGGCTGGTGGTGGAGAACTGCCATCGGGTTGCTGACTGTTACGCTTGTTAGCGGCAATCATTGCAGCGATAGCATCGGCGGGATTCGCCACACCAGTTTGCTCAGGGGCGGTCACTTGCGTGATTACGTCTGACATAGTTTACTCTCTTTGGTTAAGTGTTAGATTTCTGAGCCACTTTTCCAAGATATTCAGTTTTTTCGATAAAACCGATGAAATCTCGTACTCCAGCAACATTAAATGCGTTTTCAATACGCTCTGGATCAGTTCGGCAATCTTCCAAACGACCCAATAGATCAAACCTATAAAGGTTGAACAGCAATGCAAAATCCTCATTCTTGATGAGGCGGGAAGCGCACTCCCCATTCTCAATAGCTAAAGTTTTACGATGTACATCGGCCTCCTTGTGTGAATCAGCAGCACGAGTGCGCCGATTAAAGTAACTTCTGATATTCAATACCAAGCTTTGCATAACAATTCCTTAATCAACTTGAACGGAAGTCAGTTTGCCCCGTTTAGCTGCCAATGCTTCAAACATATTGTCTGTATCAATGTCTTCAGCCTTCTTCTGAGTAAACATTGTATTTGCAATTGTTTCTTCAGTCTTGGCTTTATTCAAATCCGTCTTAGATTGAATTTCTTGCTGTTCTGGACTTGGACCTTTGGCCGCTTGAGCTTCCATAAGTTTGGCAGCTTCATCCAAAGTCGGCAAATAAGCATCTACATCCTTAACACCCAGAACACGCAGAGTGTCTTCAAATGGACGGCGAATCTTGGAGAACAACTCTGGGACGCTAGGGTCCAAACTCATCATGGCCTGGGCAAACTGCTGCTGGGCTTGACCAATCAACTGCTGACGGGTCAAACGGTTCTCGTCAGACAAGAAACCCAAGGCCAAATCAATGTTGATCAGCTTGCGGTCAATGAATTCATAGTTTTCCATTGACAAGGCATCCATGAATGGAGCGCCTTTACCGCAAACACCAGCCAATTGCTGAATGTTGTAGTCATCAGAGTACTGGATCAGCGTCTTCCAGACAATGTAGATCATGTCCCGCAAACCGATAGCGCAGTTCTTGACCATTTCATCTTGAATGAGTTGGTTCGGACCCATAGCCAGTTGCAGCTTGAAGCCTGAGTTGCCGTCTTTCATCACTTCAGGGTTTAGGACATCGTTAGGGCTGGTCATGCCGATCATTGCCATCTTGTCGGCTTCAAACCGCTGCATGGACGATTGGACATAAGCCAAGTTGCCTTGCATGGGTGCAAATTCGTAGATGTGCTTGGCAGGATCAAACTTGCGGTCCAGAATGAACATGGCAGACACGCCACGCTGGATCTCTTCAGCATCCATAAACTCTGGGTTCACGCCAATACGAGGCGTAGATGACTGCATGGCAAAAGCCATCTCAGCACGGGCAATCGATGTAGCGTATTCCTGCATTGGCACAAGGCGTTCTGCAAGGGAGTAGCCAAAGAAGTTGCCAGTGATTGGCTTGGGGCACATTGCAGCCAAAGGAATAAAGTCCACTTCCTTGACGTACAAAACATACGAGCCAGAGAAGCAAACTTCAACGATTTCCTCTTCACCGTCACCGTCAACGTCTTTGCGAATCCATGCGGTTGTCAGCATGATGACTCGGCTGTAACGATCAGCGCCAGCAGAAGCAATTACACCTTGGCCGGGAACAGGAGTGGAATCACGAGCATGCAGAGCAAGATCATTCTCCAATGCACCTGCTTGATAAGCACCAGCAGGACCGTAGGCAGCGTGTTCAGCAAGTTTCTCAAGGTCAACATACGGGAATTGCGCTTTGCACTCATGGATTGTCATTGGATCGTAGAAGCCAACGAAATCTTGGTCCTGAATGCCGGGGATTGTGGGGTTGCACACAAAGTAGTGTTGGGCAACATGCTTGATACGAACGGATGTTGAGAAACCCGTCATCTTGTACTTGGCACGGTAGATGGTGTTGGCTGCGATAGAGCTTGCAACTTCTTCTGGCGACTCCTCCATGCCAGCTTCGCTCTCAACCATCTCTTGCATGACACCTTCAAGGTTTACGTCAATCTTACGCATGTTCTGGCGCTTGACTGTCAGACCTTTCTCAGCGGCCATAGTCTCAAAGACTCGCAACTGGTCCCGTGTGCCTTCAACTTCTTTGTATTGGGTAATAGGTTCACGCACTGGTGACACCATCACGATACCGTTCTTGTGAAGCAACGAATCTTGCGCCCAATCACGGATACAGGCGTAAGAATCATTCTTTGAGTTGATCATGTACTTGACCATCTCAGTAGCTTGATTGGCTTGTGCGCTGTCAGACTCGCTGAACCGCTCAAACTCAAAGTTAACCTTGCCGTTGGGCATCAAGCACTTGGTGATGATGGCCGTTGCGTAATCAACGCCAGGGGTAACCACGGGGTGGATGTAGTCAATGCCTCGGATTGGCTCAGTAGAGTTACTGACGGCAATATTGAGGTAGTGGTAATCAGAAAGACGGTTGAAAGTGTTTTTGGCTTGCGTCAATCGCAAGTAATCCACCATCTTCAAATACACCTCATGGGCGACTTGGAAAACAATCCCTTTGTTGCCAGCAGGTGCTTCAATGTATTCAACAATTATGTTCTGTTTATCCAGCATGACTATATCCTTTGCACCTTGCCATCAACAGGAGTTGGACGGCGATATTGGAAGTTGTTGGTCCGACTGACCATAGATTCCCCGTGACCTTGAATTAACGCCAAGATGCCAATACGGGCTGAGTCAATGTGATCGTCTGGATCACTAAATCTGCCAGCATCATCAATAGCGTAATTTCTAGCCTCGTCAAGGAAATCCACACACGATTCGTTGATCATCAGTGTGCCACGCTCCATTCCCATCCGCATTATATTGATTCCGTAGGACTTATGGTTGGTTACCTTGCCTTGGTCGTTCACAGGGTTCAATATAGCACCGGGAATACAGTTTAGGCCATAGTTATCCTCAAACACCTCCCGAACCGACTGTTCAGTCAAGGTATACCGACCAGCTTGGGTGGCATCATGCGGCAAAGCAATCGGAGTGCCCTTGGATTCCCTGTCCATCAAATAATGGACGTATTCATCAGGAGTTTCGCCCTGGGGGATCTTAATCTGGCGGTGCAGGTAGATAATTTCTTCCACAGGATTGCGGAAAAAGAAGCTGATCACCGTTGGGTCATTCCTGATACCCAAGTCAAAGGAAATCAAACGCTCCATCTTTGGATCGTTCTTCAGATCAACATCAATTGACTTGTATGTCGGCCAATTAAGGATTGGGAACACCACACCCTTGCCAACCAGCGGAATACCCTTCATACGGCAATCACGCTCCCAAGGCATAAAGTCTCGGGACAACTGGTCACGCTCTTCTTGGCTAAAAAACTTCTCACCCCATTCGTTTTCGTAGGGGATGTCATCCCAGGTCACTCGGACATGGGTGTAGCCATCAATCTTGTCCCAGAACTTACGCACAAGTCCTGACATACCCTTGAGCGGGGTAAATGAACACATGACCTGCCCATTTCGCTGTGCTGTTCGCACAACAAGCTCTGAGAAAATCTCGTCTGGTGGCTGTTCATCCAAGACAACAAGGTCAAGCTCAAAACCCTGCAAGTGACGCACTTGTTGGGTGTAGTTTGAGAAATACAGTTTTGATTTGCCACCGGAACTATGCCAAACTTCAATAGACAGGACGTTGGCCCCATCTGTTCGGTATGACTTCTCGTCAATACACTCAAGCGGGATAGAGCCTGTTCCTAATTTGTACGATTGCTTGATGTCATCACATCCAAGCAGTTTGCTTTGCAGTGTCTTAGCCACCTGCTCCCAAGATTCACCAGAACACATGGCAATGATGGGTTTGTCCCACCTTCTGCCTTTCCAGTTCTTGGGGTATCTGCCTGTCAAGTGGTAGGCAGTCTCGTAGGTTGAGGCGATTGTCTTACCGGCACGGTTGGCAGCAATCATTCCTCTACGGGAGAAGTGAGCGCCAGTCTCAAAGAACTCAGTTTGGTACTTGAATGGCCGAAACCACTTCAAGGTATTGAACTGCATATCCTTTGCAATGACATCCATTGCGCCCTTCATCTTGCGGAGTTGGTCAGCATCAAGGTGCTTGATTGCAGCCTTGCCACCAGCCAACTTCACTAGATGCTTTAAAGCCCGATCCTTGTAGATGGGCAGTATGTAATCACTGGCTTCACTTTTTGCCATATGCGTCACGCATGGTCAGCAAGAGGTCAGCAGCAGAAGCAAGGTAGTAAACATCTTGTGGAAGCAATGACCGATCCCCTTGGAGATCCTTTTGCAACCACTCTAATGTTTTCCTTGCACAAGCTTCTGCTTGAGCCGACAACTTTTGACGGAAGATAGTTGAATGGTCTTCCATCACGCCCACGGGTTAGTGACGTTCTTCTCTGCAATGTTCATCAGGTTACGGTCAATCAAAGTCCAGATTCCGCCACCCTTTTCACCAACACAGAACGCATACAAGCCACGGCCCTTTTCAGTAAAAGTGCCATCAGCACGGCGCAGCATGATCTCCTCTGTGCGAGGGTCAAGCCACGAATACTTCTCGGGCTGCTTTTGACCAAACTTGTTGATGCGCTCACCAATAGCAATCTGCTCAATAGGACCAGTCACTTGGAAAGTGATCACGCCATTGTCGTACTTGCGGAAGTTGATTTGCACCTTGCGATCAGACTGAGGGTCTGTCGGGTGGGGCATGTTTGTCGCACCAAAGAAATGGACTTGCGAGCCAGTGTCAGGCAGATCTGCTGGGCGAGGAGGAAGGGTCTTCTTCTCGTCAACAGGAATCAATTCCTTACGGTCAATGTAAGGGTTCAATTCTGTCTGGAAATCAGCAGGAACCTTTTTGCCTTCCAGAGCATTACGAGCGACCATGTACTGGTCTTCTTTTGGCTTGCCTACCAAGTCCAAAGAGATGCCCGTCTTGTCATAGACAAACTGAGCAAGGTCTTTGGCGGTTGGGAGGTCTGCCTTCAGTGCTTCAATATCATACGTTGCCATGCTATACCTTTAAACAATTTTTGGGAGGTCGGGGGTGGTGAACTTCTTCTTCGCATTCACGTTGATGTTATTCAAGTGCTGGTCAGAAAGAGGGTTTTGGTTGAAAGCCTTGCCAACAGCAGTAGCCAAAGCCTGACCACGCTTGTGGCCTTCTTCAAAGCCTTTGAGCTTGCCGTTGATGTTTTTGGTCAGACCACTTGTCATGGCCTTGCCGCCAGAGATTACTTTGCCGTAGGACATGATTTACCCCAGGTAGTTTTTGGTTGATTTGTTCATGTAGCCATCATTCTTGCATGAGCCACAGTAATCAGCGTGGGTGCTGACCTGAACCTTTTGATTGCGACTAGCAATGTTGCCAGTAGCTTTAGGAGCGCCTTGTTGACCAGTAGGACCGGACACGCCATGCTTGGGGCCAGTCACATTGGTAGCGCCACCAGATTTGGTTGGGCAGTGTTTGGACATGTTGCCAGTGCGGTTAGGCGATTGGGCATACAGGAAGTTTGTAGACATACTAACCTTTCATGAAAGTATCAGGATTATCACACTTTACGCAAAGCCGTCAAACTTTTCTTAAAGCCGTCAAGAAGTCATCCAAAGCATCTTCAGCCGATACCTCTTCATCCTTGTTCACATTGTTCACATGCTCAATAGAGATGATAGGCGCTCTTGACGATTCAAACGGAGCCAGCTTATCAGCAATCCTGGCCTTGTCTTTGATGTCAATCTCATCAGACTGCATAGCATCAATCAAGACCTCCATAGCCGTTTTCAATGGAGCCAAGCCTTTGGCAACCCGCTCATCGTTTAACTTGTTAAACAAAGCACCGTACTCAGTAACCCTGTTCACAATCGATTTGGGTCTGCCAATAGTTGCAGGTTCTTTGGGCATTTTTGGAAACTTCTCACCAGTAGCCAAACCCATAGCCTTCTTTTGATCCCGCTTCATTTTCTGATACTGCTTCTTGTATTCAAGCTTTTCAGCATCAGTCAATATCGAACCTTCTGGCCGAATCTCGCCAAACAAAACATCAGCATCTTTAGGAACTCTCATTGAATAC